CGTCTCCCAACTAGCAATAATTAAAAACCAATAAAGATATGTATGAAATTGTAGTAATAAACGGAAAAGATTATAGTGTAAGGTTTGGGATGAATTCTCTTCGAATGTTTACGAAGGCAACTAATAAAAGCCTAACAGATTTAGATAAGTTAGGTGATGATATGAGTTTAGACGATGCAATCCAATTAATTTACGCTGGTTTAAAAGATGGTTCACGAGTAAGTGGACAAGAATGTTCTTTAAGTGTTGATGATGTCGCAGACTTGCTTGATGAAGATTTTGAGGCTTTGAATAAAGTGCTTGAGATATTCTCCAATCAATTCTCTGCTAAATTCGAAGGAGAGGGAAACGACAAAGCCACGAAGAAAGTGGCGAAGAAAAAGAAGTAGGCTGGGATGATTTAGAAGCTATTGCATATGGCTTCGGATTACTTCCTAAAGACTTTTGGGATTTGACTTTCCACGAGTTTCAATGTATGCAAAAAGGCATAAATGATAGAATAGAACTTGAACAGAGGTGGGAATGGGAACGAGTAAGATGGTTGGCTTGTGTTAATTTACAGCCACATACTAAGAAAGGAAAAAACCTAACACCACAAAAACTTGTCAAGTTTGAATGGGAGAAGAAACAAGTTAAAACCGACATCGACAAACAAAGAAAGAGAGCAGAATATATTAAAAAGAAATACGAATTGTTAAATAAAGACAATGGCACAGAAAACTCTTAGCGTAAAATTATCACTAAATGATAAGCAATTCCAAAGTGCTTTAAGAAAGTCTACTAGGTCTATACAAAGGTTTGGAAGAAAAATGCAAAACTTTGGACAAACTATGACTAGAAACATTACGATTCCAGTTGTAGGTCTTGGTGCTGCTGCTGTCAAAATGGCTTCAGATTTTGAAGAAACACAATCTAAATTCAACACAGTATTTAGAGATATATCTGACAATGCTCAAACAGCATCAAAAGAATTATCTGATAGCTTTGGATTAAGTTCTAGAGCTTCTATGCAATTACTTTCTGATACTGGAGATTTATTAACTGGTTTTGGATTTACTCAAGAAGAAGCACTAAAACTATCAACAGAGGTAAATAAATTAGCTGTAGACTTAGCATCTTTTACTAATTTTAGTGGAGGTGCTGAGGGAGCTAGTTTGGCTTTGACAAAAGCATTACTAGGAGAAAGAGAATCTATTAAGTCTTTAGGTATAGCTATAACAGAAGCTGACTTAAAGCAATATGCTAAAGAGCAAGGTTTAGTTTTTAAGGAATTAGATAGGGTTAGTAAAGCACAACTCACATTCCAATTGGCTATGGAACAGAGTAAAAATGCTGTTGGAGATTTCCAAAGAACTTCTACTGGATTTGCGAATCAATTAAGAATACTACAAGGAGAACTTGAAGATGTTGCTGTTGAATTAGGTGTAGAGATTTTACCTTTAGCTAAAGATTTAGTAGGATTATTAAGAGACTTGGCAAAGTTTACAAGTCAATTTTCTAGTGAACAAAGGACAGCAGCATTACAAACTGCTGGATTTGCAGCAGTGTTAGGTCCAATAATTTCTGTAATTGGAAGTATTATAAAAGCCTTTGCTGGTTTAAGAAAGTTTTTCTTTTTAAAGTTAATTCCAGTATTTAGATTAGTTGCTAGTGTATTAATGAATTTATCTCCACAAGGTAGAATAATAAGTGGATTGATTGTTGCTGCTTCTTATCTTGTAACAAATTGGGGTAAAGTAAAAAAAGGCTTTGATGACTTAGTTAAGTCTACTAAAGATTTACTTACTCAATTAGGATTATTAGAAAAGAAAGAAGATTTAGCTTTGGATTTTTCAGTACAAGAGGGAGAGGTTTTAACTATTGAAGAATTAAGACGTAGAGCTGCTGGTAGACAAGGAGTTAAGATTGTACCTAAAAAACAAGTATCTCCAGAGGAAGAAGAACGTCAAAGACAAATGGCTATTAATAAAACAGCAGCAAGTCAATTAAAGTTTGCTGAATCTATAAAGGTAACATCAGTCGCATTAAAAAAAGTAAAAAATGATTTTGCAACATTAGAACCAATAGTAGAAGAATTTGAGGAAACTTTAAATGGTTTTGATTTAGCAGTACAAGAAATCAACTCAATCTTTGGACAATTTGGCTCTAATATTCAAGGAGCTTTTGTAACTGCTTTACAGAGTACAGATGGTTTCTTTGTTAGCCTTATAGATGGAATCAAAAGAGCAGTAAATGAAATGCTTAGTCTTTTGTTAGTAACAGCTATATTCAATGCTTTACTAGGAGGTACTGGTATGGGTAGATTGATGGGTCTGAAAGAAATAGCTGGATTTCGTGGTTTAGGAACTGTTTTTGGAAGGTCTGTTGTAGGAGAAAATCCAGACTTTTTAGGTGGTGTAGGAGCTAGGTCAATGATAAATACTGGAGGCACAACAGAAGTCTTTGGTGTAATAAGTGGAGCTGATATATTATTAAGCTCAGATAGAGCAACAGCTAATAGAAATAGAACAAGAGGTTACTAATGAGCAGAGAAAAGAAACTAGAATTAAGTTTACAGAGTGACAATGGCACTTACTATAGAATAGACGTTTATAACAATAACGCTATTTCTTCAACTAAATATACTCCTAAGTTAGGTGCTGATGGTTTTACTTTAACCTATCAGACTGACAATGACAATCGTTTTACTGGTCTAATTCCAAGTGAAGTTAGCTTTGATATATTAGTTACAGAAGATGGAGAACAAGCAGTAGTTAATGATATTAGAGGCTCTGTTTATGGTGGCTTTGATATGTCTATATGGAAAAGCTCTGATGATGTAACTTATGAGCTTTATTGGGCTGGTTTGTTATTAAATGATATATCTCCAGAGCAAGATATTTCTAGACCAACAAGAGTTAAATTAACTGCTGTATGTGGTTTAGCTCCTTTAAAAGATATAGATTTTAATGTAGATACTGGTTATAGTACTCCTTCTAGTTTCCAAACTTTAACTTACTTTCAAAATATATTCAATAATCAAATAGGTTTACAAGACTATTACTGGGGTGTATCTGATGACTATATTTTAACATCTGTAGATTGGACTACGGACACTATGACAAGCGTAGAATATAGAGACCCTTTAGTAGCTAGTAGGTTTAATTTTATGGCTTATGTAGATGTGGATGATGAGACTGGTACAAAACAATTCAAAAGCTCTTTTGAGTTATTAGATAATGTTTGTAAGGCTTGGGGAATGAGATGTTTTTTATCAGATGGTAAATGGCACTTAATACAAGTTAATAACTATGATAATTGGAAAGCACGAAATACTCACTATTATAGAATATATTATAAGAATAGTGGCACAACTATAGCAGCTAGTGGAAGCACAAGTTACACTACAACAGAGGGAACAAACATAAAAAGATATGGAGGCTCGTTTGATTTCTTACCTATTTTTAGAAGTGTAGAAACTTTCTATAATCATCTAAAAACTTATGACATTCCTTTCTTTAATTATGTTAATGATTATCCAGCTAGTACAAGTGCTGAATTTCAGACTTTATCTACTGAGTTACCTATATGGAATGGATTTAGACAAAGCAATCAACTGTATGTAAATCCAGCTCCTCCAGCTACTCAAGTATATTCTATCAACAATAGTTCTGGTGACAATCTTAGAGTATCATTAGGAACAATAGGAGCAGCTACAAATAGTGCGTTATATTTTAGTAGAGATTTTGCTTATTATCCTAATCCAACTATTATATTTACTCCAGATATAAGTGAAGATGCAAAAAAAATTAAGATATATTTTTACGCTAGATTTGAATTAGAGGGAGCTTCTGACACTTATTATTATCCGTTAGCAAATGAATTAGTTTTAGATTGGTCTACAACACCAGTCTTTACTATCTCAGCAGTTACCGAAGCATTACAAATTGCTAATTCATTTCCTATATATAGCCAATTCTTGACTAATATAACTGCACAGACTACACAGATTCCAGTTGATGGAGATTTATATTTGGCGATATATGCTAGAGCTTACTATGATACAGTACAATATCAATCAGTAGGTACAGAGATAACAGAATCTACTACAATTATTGACCCTACATATTTATATATATTTTCTCCTCCACAACTCTTTGCAGATGACCAACAAGGGATAAGATATTTATTAGATGATGAATTATC